TTTTGGCACGGGCTTACAATAGGCTGTGATCTTTCTGAACTTGGCATCTGGGTATGGAATCTCTGGTTGTTCGTTTAATCGTCTGGCAAAATACAGACAATCATTAACATTGGGGAATGTTTGATCTTGATTAATTATTATCGTGCCTATCATATAGACTAAAGCAAACTCTATCATTCATCTTTGGTTTTCCAAAAGTATTCATCTGTATCACCAAGTCTAAATTTTTGACCATTCTCAACTTGATACTCTATTGTACTCACTTTGAAGTCTGGTTGCAATGGCTCTTGAGGTGTCAAAGAATTATCATAGACTCTCATTCTATTGTTCGGATACAAACAGAACTGTCCGTTCTTTAATTCTAAAAGGTTAAATGATTTATGTTCTGCTGGTGTTTCGCTGGTAGAATAATCTATTACGTCTGGGTCTTGATGATAATTATCAAGAGTACAAATATATGTACCCATCATTGTACCGTGATCCCTTGTTAGTATTTCAAAGTCCATTGATCCTATAAATTGTTTACAAATAGATACCACGCCATAATCCATGCAATTCCAAAACTGAAGATTGTAAAGATCCATATCTGTGGTCGGGGTATCGGGGCTCGATAAGAATGCTGAAATAGGTAGTTTGTCATACAAAGCACCATAATCAGGAAGGTAAGTTTCAAAATAAAAACTTCTGCCTGGAATAGATTTAGCACTAACCCAGACACCTTTTACGAATTCTCCATGTCCATCTTGATGATCCCTTAAATATTCTCGTCTGACCCATACGTCTACGGAGGGTAAGTTACAAATTAAAGTGGACATTAATGCATAGTCACCAAAGGTAGTGAGTATGAAGTATCATGGTAGTCACCAGATTCAATAAAATCTCTTGTGACTATTTGTCTTTTTAAAATACCATCTTCTATTCTATATGTTATTAGTTCTTGTCTAATAACACCTTCGGTGTTTTGTTCTAAACACTGCTTAAAAGGACCATCTTCCATTATAAAATACCTTTCGTATATCCGTTTGCTCTTGTATATGTTAGCACATCTTTTCTATTAGCAACATCGTTGACATAAGATACATGCACCCAACCAGAGTTAGGGTCAATACCGTCCCAACATTCTAGTATTAATTGATCAAAGTTTAAATTGTTTTCTATATATTTTGCTAGGTCGTAATTACTTACGCCATATATTTCTATGTCTGCTGCTTCTCCATCACAATGTTGTGATGTGGATTTTGATCCAATGGCTTCACACAAAGCAACACTTCGATAGCCAGAATTAATATTGATTGGTTTAGCAAATGCTGATCTAACTCTTTCTAGTATATTATGACATAAAGATTCCATAGCCATAACATGTATTTCATTCGGTTTGTTGACTATGCCTTTTCTTTCGGCTGTCTGTAATTTAGTAAATTCTGTTAACGAAAAGTTGTCTGATAGTTTCATGCTGTTCTCCTAGCAATATCCATGTTCTTCGCAATGTCTGTTGGATTGCTACCTAAGAAACTAGGACTGTTTCTAGCCGTGCTTGCTACATTAACAGAAGGAGCAATCACTTGATCCAACGAAGAAACATTTAAAGGTTGTGTTTTGACACCTACATTACTACTAACATTGGGTTGTTGTATAGTTAAATTTGATAAATCTAAAGGGTTTTTCTTTTTTTCTTCAGGCGGATCCACAGGCTCTGGTGGAGTTATTTGCATAAAATCCCTCAAGTCAATTAAGTCTTGTATTGCAGCATACGGATAGTCTAATCCTTTTCTATTTACTTGTTTTATTTTTTCCTTTGAAGGTCTAAAGGATCTATACATATCATTCATAACAGAATTTATTTCATCTTTACCAAGACCTTTTTCTTTCATTATTCTTCTTATTTCATAATCTTTTAAACCAAGTTTTTGTAAACCATCAACATCAAGTTTCAATTCTCTAAATGCTTTTAATCTAGCATTATCTGCTCTAACATATCCTTCTACGAATGTATCTTGAGATGGGTTTTCTAAAAATAAAACATCGTTAAATAGAGTGGCTGCTCCAGATCTTTTAGATTTAAATTCTTGAGATTTAAAACCTAAGACTTTTTCTCTATCTATTATCTGACTATTCAAACCAGTAAAAGCTCTGAATAACTCACCCCCCGTTGTAAATTGTCTGCCTGTTGTAGGCTCAACAGAGTCGGGATCCATAAATGCACCTCTTACGAATCGACCTGCTTCTATACTTTTTACTGGTGTAAAACTAAAATCAGATAAACCTACGTCTGCCCCCACTGGAATTCTTACACCAAAGACATTAGGTAGAAGAGTATCTATTACATGTATAACAGATTTTTCTAATTGCTTTCCAATAGTATCTTCTGGTTTATAAACTTTAGCACCAGAAACTGTTTCTCCACCTCTTCCTACTCCACTACCTCTAGGCATGATATCTAAGAAAGATTCGAAGACCATTGATACACCCAAGAAGGGCTCAAAAAATTCACCTATCGTTTCGAACATAGCATTTCTTGTCTTCTCAATACCGCCTTGATCTAAACGACTTCCTTCTCTTAGACTTCTAAGCATAGTGTTTAAAGGTTTTGATAACATGTCATATGGATTAGTGTGACTAAAATCCATAACTTCTGGGTTACCTTTCTCATCTTTGCCTATAGGTATGAATTGAGCATTTCTCTGATAAGGAGCAGCTAATCTATTTATAATATCTACTTCTTCTGAGCTAGTACCTGTCATCATTTTACCAAATTCTTGTAGCCCATTACCCAATAAACCAAAAGAAGTTATAGCACCCATCATTCTTCTTGCTCCGAGTTCTCTTATAGCGGCATTATTACTGGCTAGTTCTTTCATGGACACATCCATTATATTAAACCCAGTTCTTAATATCTCTGCTGGGAAAGCTATAAAGTTACCAAAAGGTAGTCCCCTTAAACCAGTAATGGCTTCTGGAACTAATTCGTAGTTGGGTACAAGATTACGAACATTGTCTGCGGCAAACTGTTTTAATCTCTCTTCAAACATTTTAGGTTCAAGTGTTTCGCCAGGAGCAATATGTTTACCAAATTGTTGATCTGCCGATCTCGTAGCATCACCAATTATCTTTAGTTGTAATTCATTATTACCTTCTGCTGCTTTATATGCACTGCTTTGTTTAGCTTTGTTTATTTCTGCATTCTGTATTTTTCGTCTAGCATTACGGAACTTATTCATCTCAAAAGTGTAGTTATATATTTTCCAAATATCATCGCCACCTTTGTATAAGTCTTCGGCTTTTTGAAAAGGTGTTCTAAGAAATTGTTTTAATTTACTTCTTTCCGTTGCTTTGAATTCTGGGTTCTGTCTAGTTGCTGTTACTTCATCACCACCAGCCGCAACTCTAGCAGCATAAGATGCTTTGTCTTGTCTGTCGTATCCCATGCCTTTTCTTAGGTTGTCTTGTATCTCTCTAAGTTGAGCCGAACTACCGATAACACCTCGTTCTTGCAACTCTGTTAGAAAATCTAAAACCTCATTATTCATCTTCATACTGTCAAAAGTTTTACCACCTAGTTTAAGTTCTCTATCAATTATGTCCCTTAAAACAACATTGACAGACGTACCTAAACTTGCACCTTTACCAAAGTTACCATTGGCTAAAGCAAACATAGCGGCAGATGTTACGTTTCTAACTTGAGTAATTGGAGATAAAATTGTTTTAGCGTATTGAGAATAGCCTTTTAATTTCATCATAGGTTGATATAGATAGCGAAGCATTGTCGGAAAAGCATCCCCATCAGCCCATACTTTAGATGACATATTATTATACATGGCTCTTGGAATAGCGTAACCGAACATAGTTCCAAACACACTTTGAGTTGGGTTAGCCATTGGATCAGAAGCTCTTCTTCCTGCTGTCTCCAGAGTTCGACCTAAAATCTCAAAGCCTGCATTTCTTCCTTGCCATATCTCTACTGCGTCTGCAATAACATTAGAGTCTAACTGACTGACAGAAGTAAGGTCATCTGCATTATCTATTTTTGCTTTGGCTAGTGAATCTCTAAGTGTTTCTGGGTTTTCTTTTACTATTTTTAAAATTTCATCATCCATTTTGAAAAATAGTTGTCCTTCTTGTACTATTTCTCCGTCTGCACCTCTAACATTGTTAGCTACGTTTTCTGCATTTCTAGCAATAGTTGATGCAATACTTGCGTCAACACTTTGTTTGAAAGTGTTTAACATTTTATCAGAGGCTATGAAGTTTGAAAGTTCTGATACAGTCGCAACATAAGCTTCTCTAGGGTCTCTTATCTCTCCTAAAATCAATCTTTGTATTTCATCGTCTACTTTTCTTTTAGCTAAAAGACTAGTGTCTAATCTAACATTGAATACTCTACTAATAGCTCCAGAGGTTGCTTTACCTCCTCTTTCTTTATTAATTCTAAGATACTTATCAACATATGCTTTTGCTTGTCTGTCCGTTAGTTTAGCAGTCCCACTCATTAATTGAGCCATCTGAGCATCATCAATTGCGAAGGCGGTATCTTGTAGAAGACCTTTTACATGACCATAGTTAACACCCTCACCCGATGCAATCTTATCAAAAATAATTTTTTTGTCTTCGGGTTTGATGACATAGTCCTTATCGTTAAAAACCCTATATAATCTTCTTAGGTAACCCCCTTTTGTCATGTTCTTTTGTAATTCTTTTTTAAATTTTTCTTGAGTCATTTCTCTAGTGTTAGCACTAGCTTCGGGTAAAGATTTAAAAGCGGCAGAATTTAATATTTTATTAGAAAGATTATCAATGTCTCTCTTAGCTGCAACGTATAGATCTTTTAATTGATCTGGTAACTCGTTTATTTTTGCTGGATCAGTTCCTTCCAAAATATCCATAAAGTTATCAACTAATTTTTGTTTTTCTATTTCTGGTAAGTTTCCGTATGGTTTAGTTTTCAAAACAGCTTTAATTTTTTTATCAATATTTTTAATTCTATCTGTAGCTTGTTTAGTTGCACCTTCTATTTCTGGATTAACTAACGATTTCGCTCTCGCTACTATTGGATCTAAAAAACCACCATATGTAAGCATTGCAGCACCGTGACCAACAACTTTGTCTAATGTTGTTAAATCATCTGGTTGTTTTAAAACTTTTTGTTTAGCGTCTGTTATTGTTTTACCTGCTACTTCAAAACCCTTCCGTGCTACGGGAATCGTGAAACCACTAGCAATGTCAAGTACACTTGTACTTGAACCTAATCCTTCAAAAGGTCGTATAGCTGCAACCTTGGATACTGTTTTAAGTCCAGCTCCTACAACTGGAGGCAGAATAGCAGTAGCTACACCTCCTTCTACACCGACCTTTAATTTATTTAATATCTTTTGAAAGGCTTTATCTCTGCCCTCATAACCCACTGCATCATTTGTGCTAGTCGGACCTTGTTCAAAGAAATCACCTATTGTTTGTGTGCCATCAGTAGATACAATTGCATCAGCTAAACCTGCTGCTGCAACTTGTTGAGCAACGACACCTGCTCTTTGTGACCTTGTTAAGGCAGATGCTCTTCCTTTTACTACGTTTCCATACTTCTGACCTAGTTGCCTAGCATCTTTAGCACCTACACTTTTTACACCTATCTTTGATTTACCAGTAGCAATTCTAGCAAGACGACCTGCTTTACCTGCGGCAGATGCCGCACCTATTCCTGGGATACCAAACTGTACAAGAGCTTCAGTGACTTTACCAGCTGCTCCTTCTGGATCAATTCCTAAAGCATCTTTCTGTTCTTGAAACCAGTTTTCTACTGTTTCGGTTGCGTTTGTTCCAGCAATTAAATCAACGGCAAGAGTTGGTAAGGTTGTAACACCTTCAACAATATTCATAAGTCCAGAAGCTACACCTTCTCCAGCTTCAGTAAAAAAACCTTCGTATGTATCTGAACCACCAGAAGCATTTTTTTGCCCTCTTGCAATAATTTCTTCGGCTTTTTCTTGTCCTATTTCATCAGCGAAAGAATAAGATTTACCATCTATTATGTACTCTGGCATTTGTAATCCTACTGTGAGGTATAATTAATAAATATGTCTGAGTTTAAATCCACTAAACTTTGCCCCTTTGATTGATCTGTAAAGATCTGTTTCATTCTATTTGTTTGTTTTGAAAAGTCAATTTTACCGTTGTTAACTTTAGCAAATTGTATGTCTTGATTTGCAATCATTGGAGTTTCAACACCACCTGCTGCTTTAATAGTGTCTGCTCTTGTTTTGTTGTAAGTAACTATTGCATCACCTGCTAATCTTGAATTATAATCATTATTACCTATTTTTAAATCTATTCCAGAGGATGTTAATCCTCTGTCTCCAGCAGTTGTTTGACTAAATCTACTGTCTGTTATTTTACCAGATAAATTCCTAGTTAATAAATTCTCAATATTCTTTACACCGTCTGGTGTAGCTTTTATATTATCTGGTGTAAGTGGTTTACTAGGATCTATAACAGTTATTTGACCAGCTGCTTGTAGTATCTTTATATCATCTGGCATCATTTTAGCATATGCCATTTGGATAGATTTATCAAAATCATCACGGCTTACATTAAATTTCTTTGCTTCAAAATTCATGTCTGCAAAAGTTTTGTAAAGGCTTATAGTTAATTTTCTATTTGCCACTTCATTATTAACTTCGTTTGTAAGTCTGGTTCTTTCTTCTCCAACTTCTGTCTTTAAGATATTGGTTATAGCCGCAGACTTTTGAAGATCCAAAGCTTTCTTAGCAAGGTCTTCCGATCTACCATCTTTTAATAAACTATATATTGTTTTAGACGCTTCTTTTTTATCGGCTCTTAATTCTTTTCTTAACTCACCCGTATCTTTTCCATAGCCTTCCAATCCAACAGTAAAACCTTTTGCAAAATTTGTTAGCGTATTAGAACTGCCACCTGCAGCCATTGCCGCACCAGCCTTCATCATATTCAACCAGAAAGAAGCTTCTCTATCTTCACCATATTGTTCGTCTAATTCTTCTGGATCAGAAATGCCCATATCCTTTGCAACTTTTTTTGCATCGGCAATTGAAAATTCTTTACCTTCTTTTTGTAATAATTCAAGTTGTTTAGCAACTTCTTTATTATATGTTGTTCCTAAAAACTCTGCATCTTTTAGATTGGCAGTGTTATTATTAAATTTATCATAAGCATTTTTAATAAGTTTAGCTTCATCTTCTATCTTTTTAGATACACCACCATATAAAGTGTCTGCTGATACATCTGATTCAGTTGTGGTTGTGTTGCCATCTTTTTTACCTGGGAATGAAGGTCTTAATTTTTTAACACCAAATTTATTAGCTTCTTCTCCAGCTGTTGTTTCATCTATAATTTTTTTATTAGTTTTATTAATTGCATTAGATTTTGTTAATTCAGAAGAATCTACCATCGACTTGGTAATTTCGTTTTCTTTTTCTTTTTTAATAAGTTTAGCTTCATCTGAAAAAGCTAAAGGTGGATAATCAGACACTATTGGAAATGGATTATCTACAAGCTTATCTCCCGCAGTATTCATTGCAGTATAAGGAATAGTTTTCCTAAAACCCGATAACATTTTTTTAGTTGGAGCTTGTTGACCCAATACTGGTATAAAGTTAACACCACCGTTTTCATACCCTTTAGCTGCATTCATCAACTCTGGAGATGAAGCAAGAATACCCATAGGTTGTTTAGACATACCCGCTTGACGGAACATTTTTCTTTGTAAAGGATCATTCATTAATTATTCCCTATTTTTTTGTTGTAGGCACTGGTGTGCCAAACATATTTTGAAATCCACCCGCTTGTCCTACAGCACCTAATCCTGCAATGCCTAAACCTAACATTTGAGAACCCATGCTCGGACTAGGAGTTGATGTTGATGAATAGGTTTGTTGCAATGCTGGTACACCTCTGAAAACATCAGACATAAATCCAACTTGTTGATAAGGTAAGGCTTGTCTAGCCATGTCATTAGCTCTTGCTACATCTAATGCTTTTTGTGCTTGTCCTTGTTGTAAGCTACCAATACCTAATAAACTATTTACATCTTGAACACCCATTGCTTGCCCCATTTGACCAAGACCCGCTGTTGCTGTTCCAAGTTGTCCTACAGTTTGACCTAGAGCTCCAGTTGTAGAACCAAGTTGCCCTGTCAATTGTGCTTGTTTCAATTGTTGCTGTGCTTGTTGCTGTGCTAGATTCTGTGCTTGTTGAAATCCAGCCGATCTTAATTGCGACCCAGATTTTGCTTGTAGATCCATAATATTTCTAGCAAGCTCTTGTTCTGCAACTGCTTGTCTTGACCCACCAAAAGCTCCCTGTGTTGAGGCATTTGCACCTATATTACCTCTTTGTATATCGCCTTGTCTTTGTATGTCTTGATATTGTTGTTGGATCACATCTTCCATAAAAGGATTCATGAATTGTTGATAATCCATAGGATTAAAATCTGCTTGTGCGGTCTGACCTATAGCAGAACCTATTGTTCCCATACCTACACCCACTGCACCTATTCCTTGACCTATTGCATCAGTGCCTGCTTGTAAAAAAGGTTGATAAGCACCTACTCCTTGCGTAGCTGTATCAACAGCACCTTGTTGACCTGTTGATAAACCTGCTACTTGTTGAGCAGAGTAAGGCATTTGAGAATCAGCACCAGTAAGATCTTTAGCTGTCTGAAATATATCTGCTAAATACTCCTCTTGAAAAGGAGCTAATCTCATAATTTGTTCTTGGGTAACTTTTTCTTTTTCTGCCATTATGCTACTCTTTCTAGTTGCGACATCATGTCATACATTCTTGCTGCACCAACATTTCTGTCTCCGCCACCCGCACCACGAACAGCTTTTGCGGTGACTACAAACTCTCCGTCTGATAGTCTAGCAGGAACTGAATCAGAAGTCCCTGTTCCTGGACCATTTACTTCTCCACCTGCGGCTACTGTGCGTATGCCGTATTTATCATAATTAGTGACTACTTCTCTTTTGCTTTTTTCTTCATTGTTTTTTCTTATCTGATTAAGATACTCCTGTCTTTCTTCCGGATCTGAACCATCAAAATAAACCATTTTACCATCATCATCTTCAGTCATTAGAGTACCACCTCTATAGCTACCTTCGGCAAAGGCTCTTTGTTCAGCATCTTCTATTTCTTTTTCCTCTGCACTCATTAAACCTAGAGCACCTCCTGCTAAAGAGGCAGTTAGCATTTTGTTGTCTTTCACAAAATCCATAATTCCGTTAGAATCTGAACTAGTACTTATAGCCTTATTAACTACTTTTTGTTCTTCACCAGAACCTCCACCACCGAAAAGTCCAGCCACAGGTGACTTACCAAAATCAAAAGTATCTTTACTGAAATATTCTTGTCCCTCTACGTTTTGACCAAAACCAGAACCACCTGCCATGTATGCGGCACCACCAGCCAAGGCTGCATTTCTTAAAGCGTCTTCTGCACTTCGTCCACCTGCTAAAGAACCTATACCAGAACCTATAGCCGCACCACTTGCACCACCATAATACATACCAATACCTGCACCTATTACTGGTGCAGCTTTCTTTAATGCTTTTGTTATTTTCTTAAAAATACCCATATCTTATAATACCAACTATTTGCTGTTTGTTCAATACTATATCTGTGATATTGCACTTGTTGTTACTCTTGTCTTCGATAATTCTTGTATACTTGCTACAACATGAAGCCTATTTGCCGTGGCTGCTGTTACCTTTAATATTTCACCTGATTCTAATATTAAATCTCTTGTTAATAATTCTATCGTTGTACTAGCTCCAACAGCTTTTACATGAAACAAACTAAACACAGTGGTTCCATTAGTAAGTGTAACTGTTATTGTATCAGCGTTGCCAGAATCTTCTGATACTAATATTGAATTAACAATAGACGCATTAAAATCTGCTCCGCTAGGAGCAGTGTATAAAACAGTTGCATTTGTTGTAGTTAAATCCAACTTAGCGTTAGTTAAACCTTGTATATACTGAGGAATACTAGTTACTAACATTATCGTCTACCATCCTCTCGTATATCAACTCTTGGTGTACCTAGCTTATATTTTGTACCCAAGGAGGTTGAATCTATTCTTAAAGCAAAAGATCTACCTCGTAGTCTATAATCTAACTTTTCTGTGAACTGTTCGATAGGACTTGTAGAAGATCTTTGTGTGGTACCTTCTGTTGTTTCACTAAAGTTAGATCCAGGAAAGTTCTTTGTTTTCATTGTAAAAGATACATCGGGATTAACACTAGTAGATCCATCAAAAGTTATATCGGGTATAACTCTTTTTAAAAACACAAACTTATCGCCATCACCTATATCTATTGGTGCTGATTCAATAAAAGATGTCATGGCAGAACCATCATCATCATAACCTACCTCATGGTTATATAAATATTGTCCACCAGTTGCCATAGGTAATGTTCTTATACCTCTGTCAAGCCATGCTTGACGAGCTAGTGTTCCATAATACCAGACCTTTTCTTGATAATTATAAGCAACATATGAATCTATTTCCGTACTAGACTTAGTTGGATAAAACCATAATATTTCACTAAACTCTGAATTTAATCCAACATGAACCTTGTCTCGTTCTTCAAAGTTAAAATTTAAAAACACTTTATCTTTTACAGTGCAAGGCAGTTGAGCAGTTTGACCACCTGCATATACATAGAAAGTATCCACACCCATCCAAAAAACAGCATCCTCAACAGCTATACCCGAAAACGGACTCATGATTGTGATATTCTTAGATAGTTCCTGCAAACCAAACGTAAATGGAGGACCTATAAATTTCATGGCGTGTAATGTTTTATTAGTAAACACAAGTATCTGTTGCTTTGTTTCTACGGCTTGAACAAAGGTTGATCCACCACCAAGTCTTAAATCACCTGCTGTGTTTGTAGCAGTCGGAAACCAATCAATAGGATTTTCTTGTGAGGAGAATCTAATAAGCAATGGATCTTGTACCCCACTACCTTTTTCCGTGGTGCGAGTAGCTCCAAACCCATCACAACCAAAAGCAATCACATGTCTGTCTTGGTCTGATACAAGCACTTGTTTAGCAACTTGTGGAACACTAGTCTTTGTACCACTAATCGTGCTTAACTCTATCGCTCTAGTGCTAAGACCATTGGTTCTATCCCAGTAAAACAAACCACCATCTCTTGGATTTATTATTATATCTTCACCAAAATTATCGTGTGACCACAATCTAATCTGTGCACCGGAAACCGTGACACTCGCTGCATTGTTCCAACCAACAAAATCATTGGCAGAATCTGCATTACCTACGGCTAATCGTACAAGTGTATCATCATCGTGAGCTACAGCATCCGTGCCACTATGTCCACGAGTTACGGTCATTGTATTGTCATCCGTGGTTGCCGATACAAGCATAAGTTCGTTATCAACTAAGATAACATCGTTAGCTGTGTTCATACCCGTTTCATCGTCTACATCAATGGCAGTTTCACTATTATCTAAAGCTTCAGCCAGTTGTGTAGCTAAAGCACCAGAGGTTGTACCACTCCATTGTCCAGCACCCCAGCCAGTTCCACCAACTGTAACATCAAGACCTGTGTTTATTTGATATGTGCCAACAGCATTGGAACCACCACTACCAGTGTCGGAACCATTTGCTGCGACAGAAGATGTAATTGTATAAGAGTTAGAGCTTATTAAAGATACGATTTGAAACTCTGCATTTAATATTGTTGCTGTTATAGTACCTCCAAGTGTAGCTGCACCAGAAAAAGTAACAAAATCACTTTCATTTGCACCATGTGCTGGATCTATTACAGTTACTGTTGTTGATCCGTTTGTTGCAGAAAAGGTTACATCGCCCGCTGATGTTGTGCTTCGGACGGGTGTTATATCGTTAAATGTCTGACCTTCTTCTATGTAATACTTTAGATTTGTGCCAATCCCCATATAGTCAGATCCATCCAAAGCGACCCAATTATGTAATCTTCTTGCTGATCCTTCAACAGTATTAGAACTGTACTTTGCCCAACCGCCAAACTTTTCTGGAAAACCAAATCTAAATCTTACTTTATCTCCATCTACGAAACCGCCTTCATTACTTTCAGAGGTAATATCTGATACAACTCCTGGTTTAAATTTTAATTTTGTTATTGGCATTACAATCCACTCGCAGAAAAAGTTCCAGAATAACCATCAGTATTTAAACTACCTGTGCCACTGTTCACAACAGCTAAAGCAAAGGGTTGACTACTACCATCACTACCAGAGATAGTTCCAGTAAGACTAAAAGATCCGTCTGTTGATCCTGTTCTAGTGACAACTGCCGTAGCTCCCGCACTGACTGTAACATCATCATAAGGGTCACTTCCGGATAAAACAACCGAGACAGCTAAATTATTAGTAAAAGTTAATATTCTATTAGCACCTGATACTGTTATTCTAAAATGTGCTCTTAATGAAACGGAAATATGGCTACCGCTGTCATTTTCATCATTACTTGCTTCAGAAGCAGGTTTAAATATTAATATTTGATCAGCAACACCACCAGTTCCGTTTTGCTGAAGAATTGATCCAAAGCCTCCTACACTTGAAATACTAGTAGTAGCTCCGATTGTTAAGGGAAAAGATACAGTTCCAGTTCCACTAGATTGATCAGGGGGTGTCGTGGTGCTACGAGCACTTGTTCCTGTGAATAATATACCAGATGCAAAACCACTACCGGACTGAAAAACAGAAGCCAAATCATCGTGATCTACGAAGAACGCTCCAGCTAATTGATTGCCATTAGATGAAATAGGTGAGTTTGAAGTTGTTAAACTAAGACTACTTCCACTAGCAGTGGCTTTATCTACAAAGCTATTTGTGGTTGTATCCGTACTTGTAATTGCCATAGTTGAACTATCTGCTTCACTTATAGTTGTTGTGCCAGTATTCGATGTGTCACTAACAGAACTAGTGAAAGTTTTTAAGGTTGACTGTATATTACCCGTGCCTTGAAGCTCTAGTGTTGTGCTTGAGTTTGTAGTTAAAGGAGCTCCCGCTGAATTTAATATTGTTTTTCCATTGGTATCTAATATAATTTTTTTATGGTTTGAATTGTTGTTTAAAGTTAAATTACCCGAAATATTCTCAGTCAGTTTAAATATTTGCACAGGTAAATTTATTTTAGCTCCAGCTTTATCATTTAAAGTTCCCGATGAGCTAACTTCTGTAAAGCCAGTGTTTCCAATCATAGGAATTGTCATAAGTCTTTATCCCTTTATAGACTCAATAAATGAAAAAGCAGTTCCGTTATATATAGCAAAAGCAAAATCGCAAGCAGTGCTTAAACTTATGCCTTGTGAATTACTAGCATAAGCCATTGTTAATGTATTACTTGTGGAGGTTTTATCTACAATTATATACTGACCTACTGCTAAACTACCCACCGCCAAAGTTAAAGTCACATTCCCACCCGAAGTGTCAACTCTTTGATATATTGATTGTGCGGCACTTGGAGTTAGCGTTGATGTTGATGTAATTGCACTTGGAGCAGAATAAAGATTAGCATTAAAATAGGTAGAAAAAGTTGCCGCTGTGGTGTGTCTCATTGTACCACCATCATTTGTAACTATACCATCACCTGCGGCTACGGCAGTAGTCCCTACACTTGTATCACCGTCAACAATGTTTAATTCTGTTGCGGTAGACGTAACACCATCCAATATATTTAGCTCTGCTGCTGTAGATGTAATAGCAGTGCCACCTAATCTCAACGTAGCTATGTCCAAAGCGTCCGTTATATCAACTACGGCTGCACCAGATCCCGCACCATCGGCATAAATAATTTTCTTTGAACCAGCAACTACTGAAATATTAGCACCAGATCCTTGTGTAAATGTAGCTGTTTGATTTGTTCCATTTTGAACTATGTAAACCTTGTCTTGATCATTAGGAGCTATGGTAATTGTATTTGTACCAGAAGGCGAACCTCCTAACACTAAAACTTTAAAACCACCATCTGATAATGTGCCATCGGTTGTTGTAAGTGTGTGAGTTGTACCAGACAAACTAATAGCACCGACACCATTTATAGCTCTATCTAATATATCTAAATTATTATTTGTGGTAGTTCCCCAGGTTCCAGCTTGTTCACCTGCACCTATTTTTTCTACACCACTATTAACTGTATATGTACTTGCCATGTTTACATCCTGTATATGTACTTGCCATGTTTACATCCTATATTATTCTAGTGCTTATATCAACCCAGCCTTCATTCTCGGGTGAAGATATAGTTGTCCATGTTTCGTCTCCAGAAGGTGAAACGGTTGCCCATGTTTGAGTGTTAACGGTTGCTGGTCCATATACAGGATTAGCAATATCAGACCAAGACTCCCTTAACGATAGAAATCCTAAATCAGATAACCCTACTTGAGAAAAAGAAACTTCTGAAAAAGAGGCTGCAGGAGTAGATGCGGATAAAGTAACCTCATTGTTTGGTGCTGTAAAAGCACTCCAAGTTTCAACACCACTTGGTAATACTTCAAAATAGAATTCTCTAGAAGTAATATTAATATCATTAAACGGATTTGTTGAAAATGGTGCATTACAAAAGAGCATAACTCTATCTTTCTTTTAACTTAATATCATTATTATAATGATAAAAATATCTGTGACAATATCTGTTACCAACTATAGACAAACTTTACATACTTACATTTATTTCAAAGTTACCTGAACAACAAATACTATTACTACTTTCTGCCCTGTGGGATAACCAACCGGGAAACATTAATATATCCCCTTCTGAAACTATTACTTCATATTCTTTATTCTCTGATATAAATATTACTTTTCTATTAGTGTCACATTTTAAATACCAACTAAAACTATAATGACTAGGTAAAGAGACATGAGTATGTGATTTAAAATACGATTCATTATCATATTCAACCAACCATAACTCTCTAATATTTATATGTTTGTGATAGTTTTGAATTACATCTCTTTTTAAAGGAGAATAATGTGTACTATCTATAAATAATGACATTAATATATCAAATAGATAAGGTCTTATATACTTATCTTGAATACTTTTTATCAAGTGCAAATCCATTTTAGACATAAATTTAGGATTTATTAAACCTGATTGAGCCATTCCTTTAAGGTCTTCATTAGGGTACTCCTTACAATCTTTAATAAATTGTTTATTTATACTTTTATCTACCTTGCCTACAGGAATTTTAGTTGGTGTCATTATAGTGTAAACAGGATTCATAAAGGATTACCCATGTTATCTCTTAAATTATATTCTTTTGCTGTCCAACATTTAGGACAGTTACCACAGAACCACTTATCAGAAACACAACTTCGCACCATTTTCTTTAAATCCATTTCTAGTGAATCCCATGCTTCTTTTTTTGTTTTAAATCTATCAATACTAGTTCCGTTAAAGTTTAATTTAGGTGTACAATATTTAGGTGGGTCATTTAAAAACTTTGTAGCTGCTTTCATCCACATGTCTAAACCACCATTATATAAATAATCTTCTGATTTACCATCTCTCTTTTGAACAACTAAATCTGTATATGTATAATTACCTGCCCACATTCTTTTTATGTTATAGTTATTACAAAACGTTGACCCAAAAAAAGCACACCATTGATGGTCTGTTCCAAAATACTTATCTTCGTTTTCTTCATCTAAAGTAGTAAGTATAGATGCTTGTGAATATTTAAAGTTTCCATACTTTTCTCTTAAATAATTTAAAACATTGTTAGCCGCTACGTTTTGAAACTTTATTCTAGGTTGAGTTCTTAATGCCCAACCCATTTCGATATACAGAACTCTTACCTTTTTGTTTTCTTGTAAAAGATGTTTAAGTAGTATTGTACTATCTGGTCCTCCAGAAAATAAAACTAATTCCGTTTCACTCATTTAAAAGGATAATTTTCAGATTGTAGTGTTGGTATACTATTTGAATGGTTTCTTATGTAGTCTTGATTAACCCCTGCCCCAAAATAATTAATATTTATTGTCATTCTATATAGTGTATCTGTCGGTGCTGAACTTGAATGTGGTGTTGCAGCATTAAATACTATAAGTCGATTCCTTTTTGATTCTATTTCAGTACCATCTGCCATGTAAGTCGGAGCATCACAATCAAAGACAAAAAATAAAGCACCTATATGAAAAAAGTTATAGTCTATATGGGGTGCATGTATACTGTTTATATTAGACCCCATATATAAATTAGCTTTAATTCTCATCAATGCATCTATATGAATTTTATTAGTGATACTTAAAAAGGGGTCTATATTTACATTAGGAGACCATTGTTCTCTAGCATATCTTTCATTGTTATATATGGACTTAACTAAATAGAAATCTTTGTTTGATGTATCATTCTGATTAATTTTACCACTAATAGTCCACCCTAAAGTTAGCATAGTGTCTTGCAATAATCCAAACTCTTGGTATGGTAAAAACTCATCATAAACTGAATAAAAACAATCACCATAACTATTTTCATTTTTACAAGCTTCAAGAAATTGTTCTTTATTCATATCAACTCTACCTAAATGATGGACCTTTAAACCAACTAACTAAACTGTACCTAATACCTTTTGTAACGGGCTGTACTCCATGCGTTAAATAAGACGGAAAAAATATAGCAGTTCCTTGTTCTCTTGCATCTTCCTCAATAAATTTTTCATTATCATTAGGAAACTCTAACTGACCACCTTCATAATATTCAGGGGGTGTTAATTGTATAGACATTGAAAGTTTTCTTACAGATATATCTTCAATATTATCATAAACACCATCTTCATGTGGTTTATAAAAACCTTTGTTTGCTTCGTCATATTTAGTTAATTGAAATGTCTCAGGTTCTCTAATATCAAATTTATAAAAAGTATTATTAACGTGTGTAACTAATTCTAGTATAGGTTTATACAAATTAAAATAAGGTATACTACCATCAAAAAAACATACCTCACTATTTCTAACTTTTTTATTTATTCCTGCGTGTTCTCCAGCAGAACCTATACAACCTTTTTGGAATTGATTTTTTCCTAGCTCTATAATTTCTTCACATAGTTGAGGAGCTAAAGCTTTTTTTGCTATTATTATATTTCTTTTCATTCCCCTACTACCATATTTTCATATATATTTATTCTTTTGTCATATTTAAACTCAGGATAGAACTGCCCATCTTTTTCTATATAATGAAGAAACACTTGTCTGTGCCAATCATATGTAAGTTCATGTCTCCAATGTTCTTGTTCACAACCTTTATATATAACACCTTCACCTACATTTAATTTAAATGTTTTATCTTCTACATTTATTGCCCACATGTCATCTTTATAAGATGCATCAATACAGAGTGTTACACTTACTTCACAGGATGGTCTGTCTTTATGTGGTGGACAATCTTGATTTTTATAATATGTTCTCCAAAATGAATAAGTAGGAACTAGTGATTTACCATAATTTTCTTCTATTTTAGGTTTTAGATAATTTAATAAACTTTCAAATACAGGGTCTGCATATATGCTTTTACTACCTGCAAAAGGACTATCTGTAACTTTAGGTATACTAGGTTCTAGATATTCCATGTGTGTTGATAAACATTTTGCATGTTCATTATTTAAAAGTTTTAATATTTTATTCATTTATATAATTAAATCATATATACAGTAATTTAGCAACTTAATTTTAATCCCAAGGGAACGCAGATGTAAAATTATTGTCTGAATCAGTGCTACCTTTTGCTACACTACCATTAACCTTTTCTAAAAAATCTATTTCTGCTTCTATACCCTTTTTAATTTCAGTTATAGTAGCTAAACCTACTTTATTTTCTACCCAAGTTTTTACATTAGCTTCTGTTACAGATGCATATGCTGTAAAACTACTATCTATATTGTCTACATTCATGTCTAAATCAAATGTGCTTACAGAACTGATACTTCCTACAGTTTCACTTGTTGCAGTTAAAGTTGCTTCTACTCTGAGTATACTATCTGAATAGGTAGTTCCATTTTTTGTGATATCTTTTGTATATAACTTATCTATTGTCCAAGCATATGTTGCCATTACTCTGTACCTCCTGTGGCTGTTCCGTTATTAGTAAACGTAACATTACTTATTCCTTCTATATAATTACCTGCTGCTCCAACCGAACCTGCTGCACCTCCTGCTGAACCACTAGCCGAAGATGCTGTTCCTGCTTGACCTGCTTGACCTGCTGTTCCTGCTTGACCATAACCACCTCCAGCTGCTCCGTCTCCACCATCTCCACCATTTCCAGCTTGACCAGTAGTACCAGAAGAACCACTTGCTCCAGCATCACCTCCGGGAAGATTGTTGTGTCCTCTACCTAATCCACCTGCACCACCTGCACCACCTGCGTGTCCTGCTACTTGTGTTTGTTGTTGTTGTGGAAACGTTCTTCTTATTTCATAATTTTTATAACTTCCCTCTACTTGTTGACTTTCCATAGGATTCACTACTATGTTGCTAGACACTCTTTGTGGACCTCTATGATATGTAAATTGTCCGATTGTTTTAGAAGTTTGGGGAAATGGCATGCTACCAAAAGACGGACTAGTAACACCATATGTAGGGTATTGTGCCCTTGCTCCTTGACCAGTAGCGACAAAAGGACCTTGAATACCTATAGTATTTGCTGGTTTATTTGGACTACCAGAATATTGATAAGATGCCCATTTATCACCTGAAAAAGGAGAACCATAATTAGGACCATTTTGTGCAGTACTTTGAGATTGTTGTTGTAAAGCACCACCTGCTCCACCTCCACCACCACCAGCACCTCCACCTCCACCTGCGAGGATGCTTCCATTATTAATAAAGGTACAAGCAACCGCAGCTTTCATGGCATCACCACCTGCTCCACCATTCCCACCTGCCGCATCTGCTGAACCTGCAGCTCCACCTGCTCCACCTGCTCCTATAATGTTTCCATTATTAGTAATAGTAATAGTGCCATCACCACCTGAATCTACTTCTAAAGCATATTCTGAAGTGTTATTTGTTCCTAATGTCACATCTGATGGTATAACAATATTTTTAGGATAATCTAATTGATAGTCATTTGTACCGAATAAAGCTGAAACATTTTGGTCTGTAGCATCACTAGAGTATGTAAATGTAAATCCTTTACCAGAACCATAATAATCACTTATGGCTAAAGCACCACTTGTCGGAACATCTGCTGCATCATTTACTGCTGGATTAGATGGGTGTTTAGCAGCTATATTAGAGCCACCTCTGTATAAAGCACCAATAGGCAATGCACTACTGCCACCAACAAATTCAGTTCTTAGCGAAGAAAAAGATAAAGATTGTCCAGAACTAGGTATAGCCATTTACTTTGCTTTTAACTCCTCTATTTCATCTTTTAATTCTTTTATAGCTTCAATAAGAACAGAACATATCTTGCCATAATCTACAGATTTAGTTTGTATATCATCGTCTGCTGTAAGAACAACTTCAGGTAGTATTTGTTCCATATCTTGTGCTAAAACACCAACTTGTTCTTTGGCATTTTCTACATCATTTCTTTTGTAGTAAACACCTTGCATCTGCATAACTTTATTAAGACCATTTGTTATTGGTTTAATATCTGTTTTTAATCTTTTGTCAGAAAAAGCAGTTACATCATTATTAAAGGTTGCGGCTCCTGCGGCAGACATATCAAGTGTAAGAGCAGTTATATCAGCACCACCGTCAGTTCCCTTAAATATAATATCTGCATCATTGGCAGCATTATCAATAGTTATAGTACCACTACTTGTGGTAAGAAGAACGGCAGCGTCACCTGCTGTCAAATTATCAGCGGCTAAAGAACTAGCACCCGCAGCATCTGCAAAAGCAATATCAGTTCCATCCGATGTTAATACTTGATTAGCATTACCTGGACCTATAACAGAAGGATTGCCACTAGCATCCCCTATTATTAACTTACCTCTAGCAATACCTGCCATTTTTGCTAATGTTACTGCATTGTCTACAATAGAAGCTTCTACCACAGCATTGGCAGCCAACTCGTCTGCTCCAACTGCATCATCGGCTAACATAGAATTTTCTACTGCTTGAGCAGCAATCGTAACTGCTCCACCATTTGTCATCGTTACATCGCCTGATAATGCTGCCGCTGTAAAACCTGTTCCGTCACCTATAAGTATTTGTGTATTTGTAACTGCTTTAGCAGAAACAACACCCGAACTATTAGCATCTCTTACTAAGACTGTGTTTGCAGCTTGATTGGCTATCTTTGCTAAAGTAACATTAGCATCTACAATAGAAGCAGTGACAACTGCACTTGAAGCTAATTGGTCTGCTCCAACGGCATCATCTGCTATCTTTGCTTGAGTAACTTGTGAATCAGCTATGTGAGCAGTATCTATTGAACCATCTGTGTAGTGTTCTGAATTAATAGCATCATCAGCTATCTTAGCACCTGTGATAGCATCTGCGGCAATCATAGCTGTTTCTACAGCAGTGTTTGCTATAGTAACTGCACCTGTGTTAGCAATAGTAACATCGCCACTAACTGCAACTTCTTGATAGCTTGTTCCGTCTGCAACTAATATTTTTGTAGATGTAACATCAGGCATAATAAGTTGAGCACCTAATGTTAAGTTACCTGTAATGGTAGCAGTGGATGCCATGTCTACTGCACCATCAATGTCCACAACATCAAGATTAGTTGTACCATCAACATCAATATCACCGGATATATCTAATGAACCAAATGAACCTACACCAGTAGTTGTGATTGCTGAAGCACCATTGTTAATAGTACCAAATCCACTTGTGATTGATCCTGTGTCTAAAGCACCAGTTGTAACTATGCTTGAACTACCTGCAACAGCAGATGCACCTATATCTGATAAAACCTCACTTGCTGATCTACCTTCTATAGCTGTGCCATTTACCCTCAAAAAGTCATCATCTGCAACACCAGATGTAAACTTAGGCACGTTGTTATTTGATATACCTGTGGATAAAGTTGCTGTTGCAGTAATCGCAGTACCATTTAATGTAATAGCATCTGCCTCTAATGTACCGTCAAAGTCACCATCTACGGCATCTATATTACCTTTAAATATTGTAGCAGACACTGTACCTGTGCTTGGGTTATATGCAAAGTCACCATCAGATTCTAACCCAACATTTCCAGTAGCAGAAGTATCTTCAATAAAAGGTATTAAGTTTTCTTCATTTGTACTCTCATTATCTGCAACAGATACATGTGCTGCATTGGTCGCATTTGTTACTGTAGTGCCTGCGATTACTGTGTTAAGAGCAGATCCTCCAACTGTTATCGCATCTGCTTCCAAAGTTCCGTCAAAATCTCCATCTACTGCATCGATATTGCCTTTGAAGACTGTTGCACTAACTGTACCAGTAGAAGGGTTATAACTAAAATCTCCATCTGATTCTAAGCCTACGTTTCCTGTAGCAGATGCGTCTTCAATAAATGTTATAAGATTTTCTTCATTTGTGCTTTCATTATCAGCCACACTTACATGTGCTGAGTTTGTTGCGTTTGTTACAGTAACACCTGCGATAACAGTGTTAAGTGCTGTCCCATTAACTGTAACTGCGTCTGCTTCTAATGTGCCATCTATATCTACATCACCTGATATATCTAAAGAGCTGCCTGTTAAAACACCTGTAACACCTAATGTTCCACCAATAGTAGCATTATTAGTAATAGGCATATTACCACTAGAATCAAGAAAGACTGCTTTTTCAGCTGGTTGAGTGCAGAATATTATTCTTGTACCATCTGTCCAATTAACTGCCGCATCACTATTACTAGATTGTAATATAGTTGTTCTAGCTAAAGTTGTTCCAGATAATGTGTAAGTACCGATACCTACTTCAAAATCAACCCCATCCGTACAACAATAGTAAGTTGTATTACTGTTTCCTATAGATGAAAATGCCTCAAAACCATTTTCTGCACCCGCTAAAGTATAAGTACCCGTTCCGGTTGTAGTGGTGGTTTCTTTAACTCTATCTTTTAAAACTAATGCCATTTATTAAGTCCTCGGTCTTGAAGGTAAGCCTTTTCTATAAGCATCAAAATTTTCTCTGGCTTCTCCTAAATCTTTTAATCTTTCTAGTGATTGCATATACATATTATTATAATTTTGTATAACATCCGCCTCACCTTTCATGTAAGTATAAGCCTCAATTAGAGATCCATATAGTAAAGCAAAAGGTGCATTTGTACTAACCCAAGTTGTACCACTGTCGGCTCCTGCGGTCAAACTAGCGGGTCTGTAATAGTAATGTAACTCTAGCGTGTAATTACTATTAGGTGTTGGTGCTACCATAAAATGAGTTTCATCAAATCGTGCATAATATTTAGGTACTCCTGTTGTTGAGGAACTAGGGGTATACTCTCTTAGAAAGTTTACATCTTTTTGAAGTAAAAAATTTTCAGAACCTGATGTTGTTATCTGCAACGAGAATGATGCTAAATAGTCGGTTGGTACAGTTAAGAATTGATCAGATGAAGTAAAAGCACTTGTTACATTTTTTCTAAAATAATCAAGATCAACACTTTTAAATATTTTTTCTTCTGACGCTTTAATAAAATCTGGCAAATGAGTAACAAAGGATGTTTCACTGTTATCTGTATAATCTTGTATCGCTGTTTTTAATTGTGCTAATGTAAAACTCATTTATGTCCCCAATGTAACTGGACCAGCAGTAACTCTACCACCACCACCTTTTACTCCACTTGTTGCCGTACCACTACTAGCAGAAAAACTATATTTATTATCATCAACCTTAGTTATAGTATAACCACTTGAGCTCTCAAGCACGGCTTTTGTAAAACTATCAAAACTGGATACATTTCTAAATCTAACAGTATCACTTGTTGACCTCCCATGAGATGGTTCTAATACTGTTATCACTGCACTACTAGCCGTACTAGTAAATGGATTCAAACCAAGAAGATTCTCTACGGTCACTTCTGTCCTCGTGTCAACTCGTGGTTGATACAAGGCTGTCGGATCTGGTCCAGGATGATTAGGTTCTAGTTGTGGATGTTTAGCTTCATATTCATCAGGACCAACCTTCAAACCATTCCATTCAGTTTTCATTTCTCGCAAGCGATAACGAAATCCAGAACGATCTGAATATGCCCATGCTTTTTTTCCTGTTGCATATCTAGCCATTTTTCTTAAAACTCATCTTAATTTTTTCTTCTAAATGCCCAATCATAATCCTTCTCATATATTCGGCTCTACCTAAATCAGTAAAGGAGTATTCACGAATATCGTCATTATCAACTCTTATTGAAAAATTATAAAAAGCACCAAACTTTTTAATGGTAGAAACACTTCCAGATGCCATCTTACTAGGACTAACCAGAGTTCCAAATTTTGTTTCAATAATCTTTGCCATATCAGTAACTATAGTATGTCATGCTAGGTGTTAATTTTAAAGGAGTGCTGTTGGCATCCTCGGCTGCAGCTCTTTGGAATTCTTCTTCATAAACGGATTTTAATAGTTGAACTCTCTCTGGTGCTTTCTTCATAGCTAAATAGTAAGCTAGTCCTGCTACCATACAAGGAAGAAATCTAAATGGAGTGTCAGTAGTATTAACTAAAGCGTCTGCATCTTGGATACGACTTACATAATAATAAACAAGAGTATAAGTAGCATTCGGTGTTGCCCACAAAGTTATTGTAGGAGTAACTTGTCTATCAAAAAAGTATTGACTTGGTTGTCCGGTGGTTGATTTATTAGGAATAGTTAAATACTCACTTCGACTCATTTGAGTTAAAGTAAAATCTGTACCACTACTATTTCTTAAAACAACTTCCAAGAGATCGACATGAGTAGCATCGAAAGAATAAGTTGCCGTACCCGAAGTAATAGATTTAGTGTCTTGTGTGACTGTCCACATATTCAAGCCTCTGTTTGCCCAATCAGCAAACATGAGATTCAAAGAACGTCTAGCAGTCTTTGCATCATAGCCAGTTCGCATCTCCAAACCACAACGCTCATAAGCCTCTTCTATTATTTCACCGACATCTAAGTCGAAATCTCTTGAATTTGATGTTGCCATTTACTTTTTCTTTTTAATAGGTTTCTTTTTTAAAGAAGAAGGCTTATTCATTAATTTTAAAAATTCTTTTCCTCTAACTGCTTTTTTTAAATTTTTATTTAAATCGTTAGATCCTCCAACATTTTTTTTAACAACTGTTTTCTTCTTCTTAGTTTTAGTTTTAGCGATGTCCATTCCACCACCACCAGCTTTATCTTTTTTCTTGTTTGTATTTTTATAATTCTCTGAAATAAATATTGGCATTATGTTTTCCTTCTTTTAAGTGATTTAACTCTTCTAGGCTTACCTGCTGGTTGACCTAATTTATTCTTCTGATTTATTCTACTACGTTTTTCAGCAGAAGTCATCTCCGAAGACGTTTTCGGAGTTTTCTTAGATACTCTTTTAGTTGGACGACAATAAGGTGTACCCCTCTTTTCACCCTTTTTACGACCACACGCTTTGCCCGTTTTAACATCTTTCCAATCCTCCTTAAACCATCTCTTTAAGGCTAGACCTGCTTTTGTCTTTCTTACTGCCATTATCTATACTTTGTGAC